GAGCCGCAAGGAAACCTAAGTTTGGCCTTAATGTTAATAACGCACACCTCTCTTTTGGTGGCCCCCCTAGGAAATTCAATATCGGAGCTTATTCCCGTTATAATTTTAAAAAAAAGGAGCAGCTAGATTAACCGTAGTCCGGAATGTGGATGGCTAGTATTACCCATCCACTTCCGATCACGATCATCCGATCACGACCGGATTATTTTTTTCTATATATAAAATATATTGTTCTAGAACATTTTTTTACTTTTTGTCGTATGTTTGCATCATTTAATCATAAATTAAACATAAGTTAAAATGCCAAAACCACGTTCAGTGTCCTTTACTTTAAATAATTATACTACCGCAGAGGTAGATCATATTAAAAATGGACAATTTAAATTCATTATCTTTCAGGAAGAGACAGGCCTTGGAGGAACGCCTCACTTGCAGGGATATGCACAGCTTCAGTCATGCACAGTGTTCTCCACCTGGAAGCGATTGCTCGGAGACAGAGCGCACTTGGAAGCGAGCAAAGGTAACGCTGATTCCAACATCGCCTACTGCACCAAAGAGTCAGACCGCATTCCGAACACTGTTGTCTTCGAGCGAGGAGATCGACCTAAACAGGGAGAGAGAAACGATTTGTCTGCCTTCTCAGCCGCTGCCATGGACCCCACCGTCTCCCTTCCTGAGATTATCGCCCTCGACCCCTGTAACTTTCTCCGATACCACAAGGGTGTTGTGGCCATTAAAACAGCTCTCGCCGTTAAACGAAATTTCAAAACAGAAGTATTCTGGTTCTATGGAGGTACAGGAACAGGAAAGAGCACAAGAGCAAGAGAACTTGCAGGCCCCGATTCTTACTGGAAGCAGAATTCCCCTTGGTGGTGCGGGTACGACCCTATCGTTGATCAAACCGTCGTTATTGACGAGTATCGATGCGATTTCTCCAAGTTTTCCTTCTTATTGCAACTCTTCGATTGCTACCCGTTGCAAGTCCAAATTAAAGGAGCTAACTTGCAGTTTTCTGCTCGCAGAATCATTGTTACCAGTCCCAAAGCTCCTGCTGAAACCTGGTCGACGCGAACAACTGAAGATTTACAACAGCTTCTTAGAAGAATTGCAGTCATATGTGAGTTCTGTCCTGGTTACATTACTAGATTCACGAAAGGAACACCAGACATGCTCACCCCTCTTGACTCTATTGAAGACCCTCAACCAGTTAGTGTCATTTCTATTGCCCAGAGCGAAGATCGAAGGGTCAGATCCAGAACCGGATCTGAGTTAGAACTATCACAATCTGATTTTTTAAATGTATTTGATGATTTAAATGATGGCTTTTTACCTACCTTCACAAATTAATTAACTAAAACAATGGCACAATTAATAAACTACGACCGTAATGGTTATGATTACCAGGATTATATTGACGCTGCTAATGCAGGTATTGCATTTGGCAAGAAACACGGCCCAAAGATAAGAGCTGCGTACAATAAAGTTGCAGAATATATGAAACCCAATCCTAATTCAATGTATTCAAAAAACAATCTTTCCAATATGCCGAGACGTAAGATTAGAAGGGTTTCAGGCCCAATGCAAATCCCTTCCGCGGGTGTTATTCATCGTTCCAGAGGTCTTACTATTGGTAAAGCTAAGAGAATGACCGCTCGTCAGCGATTAATAAGCCTTACGACACCTGGTATGAGATTTGATAGTAAATGGACGTTTCAAATGGACGGCAATTCGGGCCGTGTTTCTGCTTGTCAGATTCCTGTGTTAACTAGAGCATTGTTGAATCCTATTTTAGTTCAAATGTTTTCTAATGCTCTTTCTGACACCACTACTGCCAATCAACAGATTGCTTCCAGTATAACAGGCACTGGTACAAATACGTACAGGGCAATGGTTACTGATTATAAATCTAATTTACAATTTTATAACAGTTCTACAAATACAACTCGTTGTCGTTTGGTTTGGTATAAACCTAAAAACAATTTACAAGAGGAAATTACAACCGCAGGCGGTTCTGTTCCCTCTGGCCCATTAAACCAATTGATGTTGGCTTCTAATGTAGCCCAGGCGGTTAATGCAGCACCTACCCCCAATTATGTTGTCGGCGATGGTATAACTTTTGATAGTTCTACAATGTACTCAAATTTCATTGCCGATTACGATCATGCAGGTTGGCCTATAACAGGTATTAACACTACACAATCATTTTCCACTACAAATATGGTAGCCGATTTGGACCCAAGATTGGTTCCTGGTTCTCCCGAGGTTCGTATGCAACACAGTAGGTTTTGGACTACTGTTAGTTCCGAGGAGTTCACTTTAGATCCAGGTCGTCAACATAATACTTCTTTGCGATTACGTAATCGCATTGTTAGACCTTACGATCCTAACGAATCCGTTAAATACATTAAAGGTGTTTCTGTTGTTGGCATATTGTATATAATGGGCCAAATTGTATTTAACGATGGTACTACCAATTCTACCATTTCCACGGGCAGTTCTCAGATTTCTTGTATTAGGAATGATACCTGTAGAATGCGTCCTGATACAATTAAGAAGAGTCTTCGCTTTAATCTTACTGCCCCTCTTCAAGTTATCGCTGATGTTGATCAGGGTAATGCGAATCCTGAGACTCGTTTACTTCAAACGGTCTATGCAGAAGACGTTTAATCACAAATTAATTACTTAATAAAATGGCATACGCAACAAAAAAATATTTATCTCGTCCTCGTACACGTGGCAAGTATCGGGGTAAAAAGGCTACTGGTATAGCAGCGTCTGTTATTACCAGGGCTGTTCGATCTGCTTTAATGCGTATGCGTTTTACTAGAGCCGCAAGGAAACCTAAGTTTGGCCTTAATGTTAATAACGCACACCTCTCTTT